GACCCCTCCCGCCGATGTCACCCCTCCCGCCGATGTCACCCCTCCCGCCGATGTCACCCCTCCCGCCGATGTCACCCCTCCCGCCGATGTCACCCCTCCCGCCGGCGGGAGGGTAGGTCTCCCACCAGTGGGAGGGTACGGCTCCCATGGGTGTCCCGAGACGGCTCCCATGGGTGGGAGCCAAACCGTCAGTGAACCACCAGTGAACCACCAGTTAACCGTCAAGGGTGCGGCGACGGTTGCTGCAGACCCCGTTGCCGAAGTTATCGACGCCGCTGAAGCGGCATCGAGCCCGAAGAGGCGAAAGTCTTCGCTGACGCCGCAGATGCAAGAGGCGTGCAGGGCGACTTGGGAGTCGTACTGCGACTCCTACGCCGGCCGATATGGGGTGGCGCCGGTGAAGAACGCGAAGGTTGCCGGCATGGTGGTCTCGTTCGTCAAGCGCGTCCCCACGACGGAAGCGCCGGACATCGCAGCCTGGTACGTGCAGCACCCCGGGCGTTTCTACGTCGAGCGAGGGCACGTCTTCGACCACCTCCTCAAGGACGCCGAGAAGTTGCGAACCGAATGGGCCACCGGCCGCGTCGTCACAACGACCGCCGCGCGCCAGTCCGACCGCCGCGGAGCGATGGCCTCTGCGGTGCAGAACCTGCTTGCCGAGTGCGAAGAGGGTGCGAAATGAAACCGAGCATCCTGAAGGCCATTGCGGTCACGGCCGAGCTCACCGGCACCGAGTTGTCCGAGGCAGCGCTGCGCGTGATGGCGGGCGACCTGGACACCTACCCCGAGGCTGCCGTGCTGCGTGCGCTCGACCGCTGCCGCCGTGAGCTGAAAACTCGCCTGACGCTGGCCGCGGCGCTCGAGCGCATCGAAGGGCAGGACGGTCGGCCCGGCGCTGACGAGGCGTGGGCGATCGCGCTCGGCGCGCTGGACGAGGCCGATACCGTCGTCTGGACGGAAGAGATCGCGCAAGCCTTCGACGTTGCGCGCCCGATCCTCGAGGCGCGCGACAAGGTGGGCGCCCGGGTCGCATTCCGGGATGCCTACGAGCGGATGGTCGGCGAGGAGCGAGAGGCGGGCCAGCAAGGGCGGTGGGTGGCGTCAATCGGTCACGACGCCAGCCGGCGCGATGCGGCGCTCACGCAAGCGGTGCAGCGCGGGCGCATTGCCGGCGAATCGGTGGCGCACCTGCTGACGGCCCCGCAGGGTGACGGCGCGGTGACGGCTGCGTTGCTGCAAGGACGGCCGCAAGCGCTGCTTGAGGCGCCGGACCTGACCGAGCGCGAGCGAGAAACCAACCTTCGCGGCTTGGCCGTCCTGGGCGCCCACCTGGCCGAGCTCGACCGCGCCGGAGAGGCGCAGCGGGTTGCACAGGAAGCCCTGGCGCGCGAACACAGCGAGCAGATGCGCCAGCGCAAGGCCGAGGTGATGGAGAAGGTCGACGCGCTGCTTCGGGAGCGCGGGCAATGAGCATTCGCGCCGTTTCCGAGAAGCACCAGGACGGAACCGCCTGGGCCAAAACGCCACCGCCGGGCGGCGCCCGCGGCTCTCGCTGGGAGGCCGCCATCCTCGAACTCGCCGAGGCTGGCGAACCGCGCTTCGTGAAGATCCTCGCCGAGCACGTTGCGCGCGGGGTGATCGTGTCGCCGCGCGCTTCGGCCGCGCTGGAGCCCGGCAATGCTACTGCCTGACATTCCGCGCGGCCCGACCTGGACGCCCGACCACATGCGCGCTTGCCTCGCGCGCTGGGTCGCAGCCCAACCGCCCGCGCCGCGCCGGGCATTTTTCGAGACATGGGAGCGCCGGCACGGCCACGCATCGGCCGCAGCGCTCCACGCACGAGCCAAGGCCGCATTCACGGCCGCAAGGGGGCGCGCATGAGCTCAAATTACTTCGCCGACGAGGTTGCATTCCGCGAGCAGACCGACCGGCAGGCGCGGATGGCCGGCGTGACCGGCCCGTCGTTTCGGTGTGGGGAGTGCAGCCGGGTGTGTCGCACGCTCGGACGGAAAAAGACCGCGGCCGGTTGGCAGTGCGCGGGATGTCATCAGGCGCGCGAGCAGCGCAAGACAAGCAAGGGGGCAGCATGAGAAAGGAAATCATCGGAGCCGCAACGCTCTACCTGGGCGACTGCATGGAGGTGCTGCCGACGCTGCCGACAGTGGATGCGGTGATTACTGATCCGCCGTATGGGATCGGCATTGCATCAAACCCAGTTCGGCAGATGCACGAAAAGCTTGATTGGGACGCAGCGACGCCGGATGAATCCGTTCTGAGCGCGGTTATACAAGCCGGCGCCGTTGCTGTTGTGTGGGGCGGCAACTACTTCGACCTACCGCCTTCGCAATGCTTTCTCGTTTGGGACAAGGTGCAGCCGCAAGACTTCTCGCTTGCGATGTGCGAACAGGCATGGACCAACAAGAAAAGCCCGGCAAAGCTTTATCGGCAGTCGGTGCTTTCTTATCGGAAAGAACACCCAACGCAAAAGCCCGTTGAGCTGATGAAGTGGTGCATCGAGCAAGCCGCAGTCCCGCCGAACGGCACCATTCTTGACGCCTTCATGGGTAGCGGAACAACCGGCGTTGCCGCCGTCCAGATGGGCCGCCGCTTCATCGGCATCGAGCGCGAGCCGAAATACTTTGACATTGCGTGCCGCCGCATCGAGGACGCGCAGCGCGTGCAAGACATGTTCGCGCACGAGGTCCGCGACGCCCACGAGATGACCGCGCAGCAAGCGGATTTGCTGGAGGGCATGAAGTGAGCATGGAGGAATGGCTGAAGCGCAAGGAGCTCGAGGCGGTCTTCGGCCGGCACGCCGAGCAGCCCGCCGAGACAGCCGAGTACACCGGCGGATCGGTGAGCTACTACAAAGCCCCTGTCACCGCGCCGCTGTCGGGGTGTGCGCCCTACGTCGCCGAGTGCAACGACATCATTGAGGCGCTGGGCATGAGCTACGCCGAGGGCAACGCATTCAAAGCGATCTGGCGGCTGTGCGCTGCCCGAACGCTAGGGGCCGAGAAGCGCGGCTATACGGATGGCCTGTATGACGCCGAGAAGGTCGCGTTCTTCGGAGCGCGGATGGTGGCGCAAGAGAAGGGCAGGCAAGGAGGCTCGGAGTGATGCTCCAGTCCGTCCGCCGCGAGAAGAAATGCCGCGCATGCCCGACGCGGTTCGTGCCTACTCGCCCGCTGCAGGTCGCATGCTGCCCGGACTGCGCGCAGACGCTAGCGCGCCGCAATCGGGAGAAAGCCGAGAAGCGCGCCGCAACGATCGAGCGGCAGAAGACGCGCGCCGCGCTGGAAGCACTGAAGACGGCGCCGCAACTCATGGCCGAGGCGGATCGGGCATTTTGTGCGTACATCAGGGCAAGGGACAAAGCCGCAGGTCATCCCTGCATCTCGTCTGGCCTGCCGCTCGACTGGAGCGGCAACAACGTCGATGCAGGCCACTACCGCAGCCGTGGCGCGGCATCGCATCTCCGCTACAACGAACTCAACTGTCATGCACAAGCGAAGCGCGAGAACCGCTACAAGGGCGGAAACGTTGTCGAGTATCGCGCCCACCTCATTCAGCGCATCGGCCTGGAGGCGGTCGAGGCGCTGGAGCAGGACAGCCGCACCCACAAATGGACACGCGACGAGCTGCGCGAGATCCGCGACACGTACCGGAAAAAGCTGCGCGAGCTCTTGAAGGCGAGGCGCCCATGAGCAAGCGGGAACGCATCCTGCTGCGCGTCGAGCGCGGCGCACTGGTCCCGGCCGATGCGCACAGCCAGCAGCGCCTGCGGGAGAAGGGCTACCGCGTCGGCGACATCCTCGCCGCGGAACTCATCAAGCCGCGCCACCCCGGGTTCTGGAGGCTGGCGCATCGCATCGGGACGCTGTGCGTGCAGAACGTCGAGTCGTTCATCATACTCGCGCCTCACCAGGCAATCAAGAAGCTGCAATTCGACACCGGCCTATGGTGTGACATCACCGAGACGGAAATTCCGGGCCTGGGCGTTCTGGTGAGCCGCCAGCCGCGCTCGCTCGCGTTCGATAGCATGGAGCAGGGCGAGTTCTACGAGCTGATGAAGAGCCTGTGCCGGCACATCGCCGAGACCTACTGGCCGCACATGACCGCAGAGCAGGTACAGGAGATGGCCGAATCGTTCATCGAGGAGGGAGCGTGATCTGCGCCCACTGCCGCCGGCCCCTCAAGCACCCCGCCGCCGAGGTCGGCCGCATGCGGTTCGGCCGCATCTGCGCGCAGCGGCTGGGCCTGATCCCAAGCCCCGAGCCGCGCGGCCTTTTCGCTGGCATGAACCCGCCCGTGAAACGGGACCCATTCACGCAAGACCTTTTCGCCCACCACGGCCAAGCCCAATGACCGACACCGCAACCAGGCCAACCAAGTCAAACGCCGACATCGTCTTCGAGGCGATTCAAGACCTTTTCGCCCGAGAGCAGATCGTGACCAGGGAGACACTAGCCGAGCTCACCGGGCTGAAGCTGACGACGATCGACGATCGCCTGGGCTACCTGCTGGACAACGGCCGCATCCGACGCGTGCAGCGCGGTGTGTTTGTCCCCCTGGAGCAGCACAAGCCCGCCCGCCCGATCTCGCGCACGCTTTGCCCCGACGGCACGACCGTGCTCGAGGTAGGCGACACGGTGATGATCCTCTCCCCGCGCGAGTCCCGCATGATCGGCGAGCTGATGGCTGGCAGCAGCCAGCAGTACGCCGCGATCGAGATCGGGCACGAGGCCGCGCGGCGCAATGCGGTGCTGTCGGCGCAGATCAGCGAAGTCCGCCGCGAAGTGGCACGCATGGGGCTCAGGGCGGAAGACGAGTAAAAAAAGGCTTGCACTCTCTCTATATAGTGTGTATTATGCAATCACGGTGATCGCAGGGCGACACCACAGACAGGAGAGAGATCATGACCGACCACAACACCCTGACCGCCAAAACCGAGACCCGCGCGCAGTATGCGGTCAAGCGCGAGATCAACGCCGCCGCCGCGAATGAGGACGCAATCATCGCCCAAGCGCTCGAAATCCTGGCCCGGCGCATGCGCAACACCGGCATGATGATGGACTCGCCCGAGGTCGTCCGCGACTGGCTCCGCTTGCGTGTGGGCGGGAAGCCGCACGAGGAGTTCGGCTGCATCTGGCTCAACACCCGGCACGAAGTCATCGAGGCCGGCGAGATGTTCCGCGGCACGCTCACGCAGACCAGCGCCTACCCGCGTGAGGTCGTGAAAGAAGCACTGCACCACAACGCTGCTGCGGTGATCTTCTACCACAACCACCCGAGCGGTGCGGCCGATCCGAGCCCGGCGGACGACATGCTGACGCGCCAACTCAAGGACGCGCTCAACTTGGTTGATGTGCGCGTACTCGACCACTTCGTCGTGACCGCCGAGGAGACAACCAGCTTTGCGGAAAAGGGGCTGCTGTGATGAAGCAGACCAAGGGCCGGCAGACCCGCGACGGCGCCACCGTCCGGCGCGTCCAGGTGATGTTGGACGATGCGACGGTTGAGCGGGCAAGGGTTCTCGGCGACGGGAACCTGAGCCAAGGGATACGGCAGGCGATTGCAAGCTTGCCGAACGACACCGAGAAAGACGAACGCGGCATGATGGCCGCACAGGAAAAAGGAGAGGAATCATGAGCATCCCGACCGCCAAGCAGCGCAACGCTTTCCCCGGCGACCGCACGGTCGTTTTTCAGTCCCCCGCCACCGACGTGGACGGCAGAGAATGGCCAGCCGGCACGGAATTGACCCCAGCCGCCGGCGGCTACGACAACACCACCGGCGGCAGCTACCAGTCCTACACAAACGGCGTCCGCTTCGAGGGCCCCCGATAAGGCCTGGTAAAGACCACAAAAGACCCCGCTTCGGCGGGGTTTTGTTTTTGCGCCCCTCTGTAGGGCTAGACTCCCATGCCGCGGCTGTTGAGCATGCCGCGCATGACACGCAAGACCACCGCCACGACGAAGAAGGCCGCAGCCACCCCGAAGGCTGCGCGCAAGCTCGCGCCCATGCAAAGCGTCTTCGTCCAGGAATACCTGATCGACCTCAACGCCACCCAGGCCGCCATCCGGGCCGGGTACAGTGCAAAGACCGCCGAGCAGCAGGGATACCAGCTCCTGCAGAAACCTTCAGTGCAGGCCGCGATCGCGGCGCGACAGAAAGAGCGCGAACAGCGAACCGCCGTCACCGCAGACCGCGTGCTGCTTGAGGCCGCGCGCCTTGCGCTGTTCGACCCGCGCAAGCTCTTCAACGACGACGGCAGCCCGAAAGGCATCACCGAACTGGATGACGACACCGCCGCGGCCGTGGCCGGCATCGAGGTTGTGGAGCAGTTCGAGGGATCAGGAAAAGATCGCGTCTTTGTCGGCTACCTCAAGAAGTACCGCATCGCCGACAAGAACTCGGCTCTCGAAAAGCTATTCCGCCACCACGGCCTCTACGAGCGCGACAACGAGCAGAAGACCGACCCGCTCACCAGCCTGCTGCACGCGATCGCTGGCGGCAACGGGAGCGCATTCAAGCCGGTTGCCGACGATCCGGAGCGCGAAGAACGGGGCGAGGACTGACGCATGGCGATCGTGCGCAACGAGCCACTGTTGCCGCTGCCGACCACGGCCGAGGAACTTGCGCACTGCCTCGCCGATCCGGAGTGGCGCCTGTTCTCGGGCTGCCTCTACAAGATCATGGTCAAGGGCGACGACAAGATCCGCCCGGATGGCACGATCGAAGAGGCGGACTCGTTCGTCTTGCCGTTCAAGCCCAACCGCGCCCAGCGCCGGTTCATCCGCAGGCTGTGGCATCGGAACCTGATCCTCAAGGCGCGGCAGCTCGGTTTCACGACGCTGGTCGCCGTGCTGTGGCTGGATCACGCCCTGTTCAACGCAAACCAGCGCTGCGGCATCATTGCCCAGGACCGCGAGGCGGCCGAGGCCATCTTCCGCGACAAGGTGCGGTTCGCCTACGACAACCTGCCGGCCGAGATCCGCGAGCGCTTCCCGCTCGAACGCGATGCCGCATCAGAGCTCCTGTTCGCCCACAACAACAGCAGCGTGCGCGTGGCGACATCCATGCGCTCGGGCACGATCCACAGGCTGCACGTTTCCGAGTTCGGCAAGATCTGCGCGAAGTACCCGGACAAGGCCCAGGAAGTCGTCACCGGCTCTATCCCCGCGGTCCCCATGAATGGCGTGCTGGTGATCGAGAGTACCGCCGAGGGCCGCGATGGCGACTTCTTCAAGATGGTGCAGATCGCCGAGGCCAACGAGGCCAGCCGCAAGGCGCTCACGGCGCGCGACTACCGGCTGCACTTCTACGCCTGGTGGATGGAGCCGAAGTATCGCATCGACGCCTACACGGTCGATCTGACGCGCGAGGACCACGAGTATTTCGAAAAAGTCGAGATCGAGGTCAAGAAGGCGCTCGGCCTGGATCTTCGTCTGGATGCCGAGCAGAAGGCATGGTACGTCGCAACCAAGCGCGCGGACTTCAGCGGCGCCGAAGAACGGATGTGGCAGGAGTACCCCTCCTACCCTGCCGAAGCCTTCCAAGTGAGCACCGAGGGCAACTGGTACGCGAAGGACATGATCGAGCTGCGAAAGCGTGGCGGCATCACCCGCGTGCCTCGCCTGGACCTGCCCGTCAACACGTTCTGGGACATCGGCAACTCGGACGGCACCGCGATCTGGTTCCACCAGGACTTGCGCGGCGAGGATCGGTTCATCGACTACTACGAAGGGCACAACGAGGATCTGCGCCACTACGTCGCCGAGCTCCGCGCAAAGGGTTTCGTTTTCGACACCCACTACCTGCCGCACGATGCCGACCACAAGCGCCTGTCCGACTACAACCGCAGCACGCGCGAGATGCTGCAAGACCTCATGCCCGGCGAGCGATTCGCCATCGTTCCGCTCATCACCGAGTTGGTGACCGGCATCCAGCAGACGCGCAAACACCTCAAGGGCGCGTACTTCGATGAGACCGGGTGCGACAAGGGCATCAAGCGCATCGAGGGCTACCGCAAACGCTTCAACCGCGCTGAAGGCCGCTACACGAGCGACCCGGACAAGTCCAACGGATGCAGCGAGGGCGCCGACGCCCTGCGCCAGTGGGCGCAAGCCAAGGAGCTGGGCATGGTGGGCAGCGCATCCAAGCAACAGACCTACGACGAACCCCCGCCGCCCGACTGGCGCACCTGACCACAACCGGAGCGCATGATGCTCGCCGAACAGACCAACGCCACCGACCAGACCGAGCTACAAGACGCCGACGCGCCCATCACCGTTGACGAGTTCGCGCAGTTCGTCCGCGAGGCGATCAACCAGCCGCCATGGCGCGCGAACGCGGACAAAGAGGCCGACTACGCCGACGGCAACCAGCTCGACTCCGACTTGCTGAAGAAGCAGGCGCAGCTTGGCATCCCGCCCGCGAAGGAAAACATCATCGGCCCCGCGATCCGCGCAGTGTGCGGCTACGAAGCCAAGACCCGCACCGACTGGCGCGTGACGCCCGACGGCGACCCAGGCGGGCAGGACGTGGCAGACGCGATGAACTACCGGCTCAACCAGGCCGAACGCCACTCGCACGCCGACCGCGCGCTGTCCGACGCATTCCGGCCGGCTGCCACTGTCGGCATCGGCTGGGTGGAAGTGACGCGCGCATCGAACGCCTTGCAGTTCCCGTACAAGTGCCGCGCCGTGCACCGCAATGAAATCTGGTGGGACATGCAGAGCGTCGGGCCGCACCTGTCGGATGCCCGCTGGCTCTTCCGCCGCCGCTGGGTGGATCGCCAGCGCGCCGCGCGCATGTTCCCCGAACACACCACGATCATCATGCACTCCGCGGACAAGTGGATCGCGGATCTGGCCGGCGAAATGCTCGAGGGTGGGCAATCGACCGGGCTTGCCCAGGCGATCGACGCCGAGCGCGCATGGACGGTGCAGGAGGATGCTTGGTACAACGACGAGAACCAGCAAGTCTGCCTGACCGAACTCTGGTACCGCCGATGGGCCGAAGTCACAATTCTGCGCGCACACACCGGCCGCGCCGTCGAGTACGACCCAGCCAACCCGGCCCACGATGCGATGGTGCAGTCGCGCCGCGGCGTTCTCGAGCGCCAGATCATCCCGAAGATGCGCCGCGCGTACTTCATGGGGCCGCATGTGCTGGATGACGGCCCGACGCCGCACCCGCATGAGAATTTCCCCTACGTGCCTGTGTGGGGCTCGCGTGAGGACATGACCGGCATCCCCTATGGCCTCGTGCGCGACATGCTCTTTCCGCAGGACAATCTCAACGCCAGCATTTCCAAGCTGCGCTGGGGAATGTCCGCTTCGCGCACCGAGCGCACCAAGGGCGCCGTAGCCATGCCCGACGAGGTATTCCGACGCATGGCTGCCCGCGTCGACGCCGACATCATCCTGGACGCCGATCACATGGCCCGGCCAGGCGCGCGGTTCGAGGTCAAGCGGGATTTCCAGCTCAATCAGCAGCAATTCGAGCTCATGAATGACAGCCGGCGCGCGATGGAGCGCGTTTCGGGCGTGACAGCCGCGTTCATGGGCCAGAAAGGAACGGCCGCATCGGGCATCCAGGAGCAGACGCAGCTTGAGCAGTCCCAGGTCTCCGTCGCTGACCTGATGGACAACTTCAAGGAGGCCCGCCGGCAAGTCGGCGAGCTGCTGATGGCACTCATCCTGCACGACATGGGCCGCGAGGAGCAGACGGTCGTGATCGAGGGCGACACGCTCAACCCGCCGCGCTCAGTCGTGCTCAACAAGCCCGAGATCGACCCGGCAACCGGCATTCAGTACCTGAGCAACGACGTGCAGCGCACGCGTCTGATGGTCGCCATGGAGGACGTGCCAAGTTCGAGCAGCTTCCGCGCGCAGCAGCTTGCCGCGCTGTCCGAAGCGGTGAAGTCGCTCCCGCAGGATCTTCAGACCGTGGTGATGCCGTTCATGATCGACCTGATGGACTTGCCGCGCAAACAGCAGATCGTGGAAGCCATCCGGCAGGCAAGCGGACAGGCCAACCCTGAGCAACTGCGCGAGCAGATCAAGGAGGAGCTGATGTTCGAGCTCAAGGAGCGCGAGCTCGCGCTGCGCGAGCGCGAGATTGCCGCGAAAGAAGCGGAGTATCGTGCGCGCGCAGTCAATGTCGGCGTGACGAGCACGTTTGCAGCAATGCAGGCCGCAGAAAAGATCGCGCTGAATCCCGCCATCGCGCCGGTGGGCGACATCGTTCTCAAGCAGGCCGGGTGGCAGCCGCCTAATCCTGTCGGTCAAGACCCGAACATCCCAGCGCCAGAAGCTGCGATGCAAGTCGACGCGCCCGGAGGCCTGCCGGGCGACACGACGCCGACGACTCCGGACGTTCCGACGAGCGCAGACATTGGCGCGAATGAAGGAATCGAGACGCTGCGGATGGATCAAGGGATCGAGACGTCGGCCACGGCCGACAACCTACCGCCAGTCTGAGCGGCCCCCGCAACAAAGAGAGCCCGCCACGAGCGGGCTTTTTTGCGCCCGCGTTTTCTGCCAACTTTCCGCTATCCGTGCACATGCCCAATCCTTACCCCCTGTAGGGCTGGAGCCTTGTGCATTCGCCCAACCAAACTGCCCGCGCAATGTTGCCCGCACTTGGATAAGCGCAAATGAGCATGACCGCCGCCGAACTCCTCGAAGCCGCCCTGGACGGGACGCTTCAGGACGATGACGCACCCACCGAGCAGCCGGACGCCAGCACCGATGACG